CTGTTCATCCTCAACAATTAAGTAGCCAATTTGCCAATACGCACTCACCATGGCGTGATTCACGGTTTGTTTAACCTGTGTACGCGCTTGTTCTATCACCTGTTTAATATCTGTAAATATTGCTTGGTTGGTTATCTCTTTTCCTTTATTTTCCATAACCTAGTACCTTTAAGTTTTGACGGATTGCATTATCTAGCTCTTCGGCTTGCTCCATTTGGCTATACAAGGTTTTACTTAATTCTTTCATTTTAACTTCAAACGGAATGCCGTCATCTTTAATTTCAGCCGCGCCTACATAACGGCCTGGTGTTAATACATAGTCGTTGGCTTTAATTTCTTCTAGTGTTGCTGATTTGCAGTAACCCGCAATGTTTTGATACGTTTCTTTTTGTGGATTAGTCTTTTGTAGGTTGTCTTTTAGATCATCCGCTAATTGCTCACTTTGACGGGCTAAAGCCCGACCTACATTATATTCTTGAGTAGGTGAAGTTTCTTTTTGTAGATTAGTCTTTTGTAGGTTGTCTTTTAGATCATCCACTGATTGCTCACTTTGACGGGCTAAAGCCCGACCTACATTATGCTCTTGGGTAGGTGAAGTCTGTTTTATGTTGCGCCAGTTGTGATAAGTTGCGGCTATTTCCGCAATATCATCATTGGTTAGTTCTTTGTTAGTACGGCTGATCATTGAGCCTAGTTCACGCGCATCGATAAACAAGGTTTCACCTTGGCGGTTTCGATAACCTCGTGCTTGGTCTGCTTTTTTATTTTTGCTAATAAACCATAAACACACGGGGATTTGAGTGGTGTAAAAGAGTTGCCCCGGCAAAGCTATCATGCAATCAACTAGATCATTTTCAAGGATTTTTTGCCTAATTTTTCCTTCACCACCCGTATTAGAAGACATTGAACCATTTGCCAGTACAAAACCTGCGGTGCCTTTTTCGCTGAGCTTAGATATCATGTGCATTATCCACGCATAGTTGGCATTACCTGTAGGCGGTATTTCAAAACCAGCCCAACGGGGATCGTCTACTAATTCGCTTTCTTCTCGCCATTGCTTTTGGTTGAACGGTGGGTTTGCCATAATAAAATCAGCTTTAAGATCTTCATGTTGATCTTTAAAAAAACTGTCTCCGGCCACGTCACCCAAATTACCTGAAATACCACGTACCGCTAGGTTCATTTTGGCGAGTTTATAGGTAGTGTTGGTATATTCTTGTTGTAAATCCGCGCTCAAAATGTACCATGTCCACCGTTTGAAATGTACCCTTAACTTATCACAAGTTTAACCCATTGATTCTATAGACTTATATATTCACAGAATCCACCAAAACAACCCGAAAGCAGACCAAGGAAGCGAGCAAGGAACTACCAAGGAAGTAGGTTAACTTATTGTTATACATTAACATTATTACTCTTGGATGAATAAAGAGATTGACCAAGGAAGTACCAAGCAACTAATTAGGTTTGTACTGGCATTTAGTCTACTTAAGGTTTAAGTGATGTTTATGAGCCGTTAAATATTCATTTAAGGGTTGTAGGGTTGTAAATAATCAGCAGTATTTCCCGTAATTATCTCAAACCCAGCTGTGAGCATGCCAAACTACTGCTCCTATTATTTGACAGTCATCCTCTTCTAAATTGATTATGATAGGTTCGTAAGCCTTATTAATACTATTAAGAGTTAATATGTTTTTACGTTTTTGAATTATTTTGATGTATAAGGACTCCTCAACACGCACTGCAAATGGGCTGGCATCATTAGGTATTACTCTACTACTATCAACCATAATGATGTCTTTATCTTTAAGTAGTGGCTCCATTGAATCACCTTGTACCCTTACCAATGCCAAATCAGTAGGTTTAAGTCCTTTTTTATTTAACCAAACAGGATCAAACGGACGTTCACCAACCGCCAAAGCATGCTCCAAAGGATAGCTACCACCACCAGCCGACAAACAAACATCATATTCAGTTATATGCACTAAATCATCTGAAATAGATAAAGCGGTTGATACGCCCATTTCTCCTTCGCCTGCCAATAACCAATCCAGTGATATCTTTTTGCGTTCTGCAATATTTATGCATTCTGCATAAGGAGTGCTATTTCTGGATCTCCATGCTCCTAATGTAGCCCTTTTTACCCCTAACTCACTAGCAAGCTCAGTGTCTGTACTCACACCTAACGCTTTTTGTAATCGATCTAAAACAATAGAGCTGCTATGCATAAAAATACCTTTAAAAAATAAACAACACAAAACGCATAATTTAACTTGCTAGAATTATGCGTTTTGTATAAAATGAATGTCATAATTAAGAATTACTTTAATACTACAAGATTTTAGACAGGTGATAAAGATATGAAATTAACAGAACGCATTAAAAATGAATACGGATCGCTCAAACACTTCTGCAAGATAGCAAACATCAATGTGAATAGTTTAAGTGTAATTATTGCTGGTGGCGCAAAAAGTCAGCCTTGTGTTGATGCACTGATAAAACATGGTTTTATTGAGTCAATTGATGATTTACCAAAATTCCAACCCAAAGCTAAGTAGTTAATAAGTAGGTTATTATGTCATTAGATTGTAAAGGTATCAGCAACCAGTTAAGTGTGAGTAATCGACATATTCGCAGTCTAACCAAAAAAGCAAATGATGCAGGTTTGTCTTGCATCACTTGCAAAGGTGAGCAATTTACTTTCTCAAAAGTAGCTGGTATTGGTGGTCGTGGCTGGGTTTACAGCTACGAAGCCATCATTAATCAGAGTCAAAAGCCAAAGCGCAAGGTGTGTAATGTAGTTGCTTTGAACCCTACTGCACTACCTATTTTCGCAGACCTAAATAAACCTACAACAGATGAAAAACTAGCCATAGTTAGTTTTTACAATGTGTCTAAACATCCGCTTAGTCATATTGTAAAAGCGTTAATTATTGAGCATCGCTCCGACCTTAAGCAAGCCAGCTTACAAGCCAGAATTAAACGCTGGATAAAAGCGTTTAAAGAGCAAGGTCGCTCAGGGCTTGAAGATAAGCGCGGTGGTAAAGCATTTAAAGCTGATTTAAACCTAATAGAGCAAGCAATATTAGGCGCTGGCAGTGTTCACGACATTACCGCCTTTACTTTTTACTGCTCTTTATATGCTAAAAAACACAATCTAGCCATGAATTACCGTGCGCCCGTTGCTGACATTAGTGAATCAGCTTTTAGACGAACAGCCAACCATGTAACCAGTAACAGCAGCTTAATAAAAGAATATTTACGCCTAGGTCAAGATGCCTTTATTTATGCAGAGCCTAGCGTTGGCCGTCAATGGGATTATCCCAACGAACAGTGGGAAGTTGATGCCACGCCTTGCGACATTATGGCGAAAGTCCCCGTATCTAAAACGGGTATTCGTGATTATTGGAGCCTTGAAGCGAGTGAAGATTATCACCTCGTTAGAATGCAAATAATCGGCATTATTGACAACTTTTCAGGGGCTACTGTTTACGCCTTATTTGAAAGCTCAAACTCTTACGCTAACGCCCGTTTACTTTATAAAGCGTTTGAAATGTTAGGTATGCCCGAAACAATTAAAGGTGATAACGGTGCCGATTATGTCTCAGCGCATTTGCAATCAGTACTGGTTGATTTAGGCATTAATTATATTGCTACGGGTAAAGCTCGCGGTGATGAAAAAGGAAAAATAGAACGTAGTTTCAGAACCTTACAACATTCTGCTGAATTTGAAAGCCTAGCTGGTTTTATTGGTCACAATGTTAGCCAACGTCAAAAACTAGAAAGCCAAGCCAGTACTAAAATAGAAAAATTATCAGGGGTTGCCACTAACATAAAAGGCGATTACATGTGGCATTGGGAGTTAAGTAATTGGCTTGATAACTTCATGCAGCACAAACAACAAGACCGCTTTGCTCAACATGCTGAATTCCCTGCCAATAAAGATGAATTGCTCAATATTTATCGTTTACTAGGAAAGCGCAGTGCTAAAACAGTCTCTAAAGAAGGTATCCGTCATCGTAATACACACTACTTGTCATTTGAAATGTGGCAACACATAGAAATAGGCGAAAAAGTAGAAATTATCGAGCACATAGATGATTCAACCATCTTGTTTTTATATCACAAAGCGCAATTTGTTTGTGAAATTCAAGATAAAAATATCTTTAGACAAGGCATGACGGTTGAAGCGATCAAAGCGAACAAAAAAGCCTACAAACAGCGAGTGGTTAAAGATGTTAAGCGCAAAGCCAAGCAAGCCCAAAAAGATTATCGCGGCTATCAAAACAGCATGCGTGATGAATATTTAGACCTTGAAACGGCTCAAGTTGAACTGAAAAAAGCCACCGAAAAAGAAGATACAACAGACTTTACCGATGAACTAAGAAAACTCGCAGCAATGGCAGGTTAATAAAGGGAAAAGAGCCATTCGATAATGAGTTAGCAACTTACACCAACTCATTACCGAATTGTTTTACTCGAATAAAACAATTTACGGCTCAGTAACAACACTGAGCAACACAAAACCTACAGGAGAAGTTATGACTAATACAACCAAGCTTCAAGATTTTATGAACACCACAGGGCTATCGGGCGCAAGTATAGCACGTACTTTAGGCGTTAGCACAGGCACAGTATCGCTAATAAAAAATGGAAAAATTGATTCAATCAGTCAAGACAACCTTAAAAAGTTTGACGATTATATTGAAAATTACCAAGTGAAAGACGAAGAGGTTATCGGCTCAGTCATTGTGCAAACATCTGATTTAAAAATGGTGCAATTTATCTGTGACGAAACGGTTATCGCGCGTGAAATGGGTGTTATTTACGGTAAAGCTGGCATGGGAAAAACGTATGCCATCAAACACTTTGTATCAACTCACCCTGAAACTATTTTAATTGAAGTTAAACCGATGATGTCCATCAAAAGTTTACTCACAAAAATACTTGACCAACAAGGTTTTAAAAACACCTTGGGTAACATTGAAGAGTTATTTGATTTAGTGGTTGAAAACTTCAAACGCTCTGAGCGTGTATTAATTATTGATGAAGCAGAAAGTCTTACAACGCGTAGCTTAGAAACGATAAGACGTATTAATGATTTTAGCCAAACCCCTGTGATTTTAGTTGGTACTTACGCCTTATTAATGAACTTAAAAGGTCGTCAAGGTGAGCTTTTACAGCTTTATTCACGCATTTCCAATAAATGGGAAATGAAAGGCTTAGACGCAACAGATCGCAAATCACTTTTTGGCGAAATGGGCGAACAAATTAAACGCTTTACTACAGATATTCGCCGCTCAACCAGTATTTTCAAAAAAGCTAAACGTTTTAGCCAATTAGCTAACGAAGCACTGGAAATAAAGCATATAAAAATGGCTACTCAGTCAGTAATTTTGGATTAATAAACAGCCATGGAAACCACAACACTAACACTAACAATAGCATTGACTGAAAATGAAGTTTTTGAACTGCAAGCAGCATTGGTTGGGCGTTTAGGTTTTATCAATGACTGCATTAATAAAAACAAAAAACGTGCTGAGTTCGAAAGTTATAAGCAAGATTTTATCGGGCTTACAAAAAAGCTTAACGCTATACCAGACACGGGTTTTATTAGTTAAGGAAATACCATGATCAAATTAAAAATTGGCAAAGAATATCGACATGTAATTACCAATCAAATTGTCACTATTTTAAACATAAAAAAAGACAATTTTCACACCACAGTACTTTTTACCGATGGCTCACACATGTCTGCCACCGCATTAAGAGAATTTTTTAAACCAGTATTGGCACAAAAGCCACCACAACTAAAAAAAGCCTAAGGGGAACACCAATGGTAGCAAAAAAACTAAAAGGTGCACTACGCACCAAGCAATATCAAGCCGCACAAAACGAGCAAGACGCATCAGATTTAATCAAAACACTTGGCGAGAAAAGGCGCGAAATAATGCGCATAGAATCGTTGATGAATGATGAAATTGCCGAAATTAAATTACGCTTCGAAGAGCAAGCCAGCCCTTTACTCGGTGAGGTTGGTGAGATTATCGACAGTGTTCAAGCATGGGCTGAGGTTAATCGTGATGATTTAACCAAAGATGGCAAAGTTAAAACCGTGAAATTAATGAGCGGCGAATTTAACTGGCGTTCTCGCCCTCCTAAAGTGTCGTTACGTGGCAAACCTAAAATTATTCAAGCGTTGAAAGACCTTGGTTTAATTCGTTTTATTCGCACCACCGAAGATATTGATAAAGATGCACTTTTGAAAGAAAAAGAAGCAGCAAATCAAATTCAAGGTATCACTATTTCAAGTGCAGGTGAAGATTTCGCTATCTCACCTTATGAGCTTCAAATTGAAAATCAACAGTAGAGATTAGTCATGAATTTAAAATCAACCATTGAACAAATAAAGGCGGATGAAGGTTTAAAACTTAAACCTTATTTCTGTACCGCTAATAAATTAACCATAGGGTATGGCAGAAACATTGAACAAAATGGCATTAGCGAGTTAGAGGCTGAGTTATTGCTAAGTAACGATGTTCACCGAAGCAATCAAACGCTAATGGCTAATTTTACTTGGTTTAGTAAGTTAGATAATGCTCGAAAATCAGTGCTAATTAATATGCTTTTCAACCTTGGTTTACCTACCTTTTTACAATTTAAAAAGATGCTTGCCGCCATAGAAAGCAAAGACTTTAGCGAAGCGGCTAATCAAATGCGTAATAGCAAATGGGCGAAACAAGTCGGCAAACGAGCAGAACGGTTAGCAATTGAAATGGAATACCCCGTTTATTAGTACACCTCACTTGTTCGAACTTTATAAGTAACCCCGAACAAGTGTTATTTACCATGGGTTTAATCAACATTCAACCAAGATTAAACCCATATTAAATAGCATTTAACTTGTGTCTTTTTCCCCTAATTAAGCAGTATAGGAAACATCATGAGCGTTAAAAAACTCACAACAAAACAACAAGAGTTTCGTAAAAACTTACTTGCCAGAGTGCATTTGGCACCTATTTACACAGATTACTTTGCTCATTTTCGTGGTGAATATAAAAAAATGCTCAATGGCGCGTTTGGTAAAACCAGTGCGGCTGACTTATCTATCAATCAACTCACTATTTTAGTTAAGTTTTTGTATAGCAAAACAGCCAAAGAAACCAATGATGCTAAATATCAACCGATGAGGCCAATGGATTCAAATAAGTATTCAAACAAGCACTCAAACGAGCCAGTTAACGTTGGTAATGTCACAACATTGCCCAATGCTAATGCAGCACCTAAGAATACTACTCAGCTTGTTGAACACATCACCTCAGCACAAATTAAATACATAAACCGATTATGGCAAGAAAAGGCACGAACGCCGACACCACAAGCATTAAGAGTCTTTATTGAGAGAAACTTCAAAAAAGTGGTACTTAGCCTTAACGCGCTAACTAAAAAAGAAGCTAGCGGCCTAATTAACGCGCTTAATCGCATGTAAGTACCTGCGCTGATAGCTGATATTAGAAATAAAGGATTAAAAATAAAAATATGTGGTGTCCTACTTGTTCAAGTGAAAAAACCAAAGTGGTCGGTACAGATAAAAGCAGCGTAGTAGAACGTTTTCGTAAATGTGAAGACTGTGGCTACACCTTTGCCACCATTGAAGCCGTCAAACATGATCCAACATGGGAAAAAAGCGCCGCTTATACCGATGATGAAATCGCAAGAATTTTGAAAAAACGACATAAAAACCAGAGGGGTTTATTCCATGACAACCAATGATTTACTAACAGAAATAGAGCACAGAGTTTCAAAAGTTAAAATGGCAATATCTCATAATGACGTTATGACTGATGTATATATCCATGACTTAAAAGCTGCGGTAAACCTCATTAATTTCGCCAGAAAACAAGATAAAAACAACACAGGAGCAAATGCGTGAACAACTTTACCGACAATTTTAATTTTTTGAGCGAATCTAGCCTTAAAAGCCAAGATTTCAGCGAAAAAACTGAATTTTTAATTGAGGGATTTCTAGCCAAAAGGATGATCACACTTATTTATGCAGACGGAGGCAACGGTAAAAGCTGGTGCAACTTCGCTATTGCTAAACATTGCGCTCAAATTGGGCAACGCGTAATTTATTTAGATTTCGACAACCCATTGTCGGTATTGATTGACCGTAATGTTGATAAATTACTTGTTAGTCAACACGACAATTTAAGCTATATACAGCGTTCTAAATACCCACATACCCCACAAGAACTGCTTGAACAGTTAAATAATCAAGCTGTAGGTCAAATCTTTGAGGGTTGGGTCTTTTTATTCGACAGTTTACGCAACTTTGTTAACGTAAAAAACGACCATCAATCCATGGAAACCATGACCAAAATAATGAACTTGCGTGAAGCTGGCGCAACCGTCGTTATTTTGCACCACTCAAACAAAGATGGGCGAAATTACGAGGGTTCTAACAATATTCGTAACTCGGTAGATAACATTTATCAGCTTGAAAAGCTCGACGGTGAAAACGGTGAAATAAACATGCATTTACGCGTACAAAAAGAGCGTTCAAGCATTTTTGATTGCGCCTATCGGGTTGATGCTAACACGTTGTCATTTACCCCTTTAGATATTGCTAGCGCCACTATGAGCAGCGAACAAGAAGAATTTGTTGAAGCCGTCACCGAAGAACTTAAAACTTATGGCGCAACCAATAAAACTGCCTTACTACAAGCCGCAGGTCGTAAAAAAGATGATAAAACCGCCCGTGGTTGGCTAGACCAATTTGAGGGGAAATATTGGTCAAGTGCAAAAATCAGTGGCGTGTTCACTTATGAGTTAGTAGCAGAACATGCGTAAGGTCGACTTTATTCAACATGTCATTATTCGCAGCCTACCACCATTAGATAAAGTGGCGGCTGGTGTGGCTTATGCCGAATCGTTATGGAATAGCATATCTAGCTTAGGCTATGGCGCACCTAATCAAGGTAATCCGTCACAACCACGTGATATTACTAACCAAAATTACTACAAAAATCTAAGCCAACATCAAAAAGAGTGGTTCGACAAGTTCTGGAAAGCGTTTAACTACAAACATGATCGCAATGGTGCAGCAATGCGTTTCTCGCAACTGGGCGAACTAACTGAACAAGAATATAAAACTATCGTTGATGCTGCGAAAAAAGAGGCACATAGAACCTTGCCTCATGGTCAATCACGAAAAATGGCACAAGGCTGGTTAGCTGAAATGCGTTACCAAGACCATCAATTAAATAACAGTAAAGTCAGCAGTAACAACCAATTACAACAGCGTTTCAGTGTATTAAACGGTGAGTTGCAAAGTGTTCAACGCCTTTATTCATACAAAAAAACGCCTGAACTGGCTGAGCAAATTAGCAAAATAGAACAAAAACTAAAGGAGTTAAATTATGAAGTATAACTTTACAGCATCATGGATTAAAAACCGCCCAGCTTACTGGATAAATGGTATACGAGTATCAAGAAAAAAAGGGTATGAACATTCTTTTACTAAAGATTGCCCATTACCCGAACAGTTTCATGAGTGGCATAAAAAACACGATTAATAAGGAGAACCCCATGAAACAAACAAAGCTTAGTTCATTACTTGAATCATTCACCAATATCGCCATCGGCTATTTTGTCGCGCTATTGTCACAATTGGTTATCTTTCCACAATTTGGCATTAACGTATCGCTAGAAACTAATTTACTTATAGGTGTATGGTTTACCGTGGTTTCATTGGTGCGCAGCTATGTTATCAGGCGGTATTTTAACGCCAGAATACATCAAGCAGTTGTAACGGTTTCCAAGGTTGTTAGTAAATAACCTACAACTGCCAAATAACACCATACGCCCCTTAATTGGGGTTTTGTGATGAAAATGGTTCTTAATTAACTTACATCGAGGTTCAAAATGAGTAATGAAAACAATGCAGAAAATGAAATAAGACGAGTTGCTACCATGCATGGCTTTTGGACTGGCGTTATTGTTGCTAGTTTGTTTTGGTAGGTTGCATCGTGAATGCTAAGCAAGCCGCTTAATTGCGGTTTTTGGGTGAAAGCATTACTTGTAAAAAAAGTAAAGTTGACAATTCGCCTTGTTCGAAGCTATCCTAAAAAGGCAAGTGCAAAATCACTTGTCGGGATTGACGTTCCGAACATTAAACGGCGTATAGTCGCCAACTTTATTTGTTTAATAAATAAGTTGGTTTTTTTATGCGTAAAATCTAGTTTTCCGTTATGGCGGACTAGGTGAGGGGAACTTTTGTTCCGCCGTTTCGTTTAGCGGTTACGTCAACCTTGCTTAGTTCGCCACCAGTATTGACGTGCTTGTGGTGATTTATAAAATCATAAACGGAGGCTTTATGCCACACAATCACTCTACCTTTAAAGGGTTAGTTACCTTAGAAGACGACCAACCGATAACCACCTCACTTAAAATTTCCGAAGTATTTGGCAAACAACATAAAAATATAATTCAAAAACTTGAAAGTCTTGACTGTTCGGCAGAGTTTAACGAGCTTAATTTTAAGCTGGTTGATTTTTTAGACAAAAAGGGTGAATCCAGAAAAGCTTACTCAATGACCAAAGACGGCTTCATGTTCTTGGTAATGAGCTTCACTGGCAAACAAGCGGCACAAATAAAAGAATCTTACATCAACGCTTTTAATGAAATGCAAAACCAACTTGTAGGTAGTCTTGATACATTCACCGTTAGCGGTACAGATTACATGGTACTGCAAGAGCGCAATAGCCAGTTACAACATGAATTACTCAATTTATACCGCGATAAAGTCAGCACAATAGAAGTAAACCAAGCTGATCATACTCACAACAAAATACAACAAGTCGCTCAGCAATACCACAATAAAAAACAACGTCTACAAAAAACAAAAGACCGTGTTAATGCAGAGCTTGAGCAAATAGAGCAAGAATTTATTGAGAAAACCAAAGCCGTAATACTGCTTAACCCAAACATCAATAAAAGCAAGCTGTTATCGGCACTAGGGCGAAAAAAAGACGATAAAACCGCCCGTAACTTATTGGACTTGTTTGATGGTGAATATTGGCTAGGAACTAAGCGAGGCGGTGTTTTCGCTTATAATCTTGTCAGCAAAGGAGGTGAAGCATGAGCAACCTAACTCAATTAGCTAACGAATTAGAAGATCAAATAAAATTAGTCCGCTTTTTATCTGATGCACTTACCGTGTGGGACACGCAAGCATTAGACTTTCAAACCGACTGTTGCCAAGTTATGGGTAATCTGCTCTTTGAAAGCACGGTAAAATCACGGGATATTATTAAACAGCTACAAAAGCAAGGTGAAGGTGACTAAACGATAAAACCCTACCACACGCCCTATGCTTGTTGGCTTTGAGCTATACAACCATAGGGCTTTTTATTATTTGCGCTTACAACCCTAAATACACTTATTTCTTGTTCCTATTAATCACTTTTGTTAGAGTTTATAACTTCACTATACTTAAAAATAAAGGATTAATATGAAAATACTCAAGGCTTTAGCTGTAACGACTCTTTTAATTGGCGTATCGGTAACTGCACAAGCAAGCACGGAAACCGATGTTTTAGAGCGTAAAATTAAAGAAATGCGGAAAGACTATAAAGTGCTTGCTGATAAATATAGCAAGTTACGAAAAGAACATAATCAACTAAAGTTTAAAGCGAGTAAATTACAGGAATGTAATGATAAAAAGCCAAAGTTACCAAAAGAAGAACTTTGGTAAAAATGCCCTTAGCAATTAGTCCTGACCATTCAGGGCTTTTTTAATTATCTTGAAAATGCTCAACCGCCAAGTCTAAAATACCATCTTTCACATCATCAGTAATATCGCCATTTTCATCAAACGGCAAAAAGGGTCGGGCAACAATTTTACCATCTTCGGTGCCAAACTGATGCACCGCTGGGTAAGCATAGCCATCCGATGTTGCATTAAAGCCAATGGCTGCACCGCTATTATCACCAAAGGCAATAAGCGATTCTTGCATTTTACCTTTTTCATACAGCGCCTTACCTTTTTTATGGGCTAGCGTGCTTGCCGATAAAGGTTGCCAAGTACTACCATCAAGTGGACTTGTTTCAGTCTCAAACGCTTCTTCGGTAGTATTGAGTAATAAATTAGCCACACTATTAAAAAACGGGGCTAGCTGCTCACCTTTACGCTGATACTTGCCAATGGCCGTTAATACTTCATCAATATTGCTGGTTACGTTAACTTGCATATTTTTACTCAACCCATTCAATAAATAAGCTATACTTAAAGCGGTAGAGAATGTTGGTTGCAATAGGTGAGTGATTTACACCCTGCAAAAGACCAAGCCGTTTAATCACCTCTACCGACTAACCTTTCTTGTATATCAGTTTGTCTTTTCGTCGCTTTTCAGTTTGTGCATTATTGTCTAATACATACGTGGTAACGCTAATGGTTTTATCTTGTTGGTATTCAAATAACGCCACAAAGCCTTTTTGCTTGCCTTGTTCGGTCACAAAATAACGGAACATTTTTTTTACCAAACGTGTTTCACCCGTTTTTAAAGTTTCAGCTTCAATATAAATCTCATCGGGATCACTAATAGTTTTAGCCAATTCATCAATATAAAGTTTTCGCTTATCTCGTTTTAACTTACTTTTATTGGTGGTGGTTGCATTAAATAAATCATCATCAATAAACATAGGATCGCCCACTTTATCAATGTGCAAAGCACCTTTTTTAGTGCCTAGTGTTTGATAAAAACGCGCTTTTAATTGTTCATCACTTAGCTTATTTAATGCTGGGTTAGGTTTTAGTAACGACAAACCACTCCCTAAGTTAAGTGGCGCGAGTTTTGCCACTTTAGCCCCTGCACCTACATCGTAAGCCCAATCTTTATCAGCAACTGAATCAGGTGCTTTTTTACTGACAGTCATCCCTTTTTTCTTTGCCTGCTTTTCACTGTAAGCACGCACTTTACAATGACAGTTCCATCCGTTCGGTGGATAATTGGTTTGCCAAAACGGATCGTCGCGGTGTAATAACGTACCGTTTATTTTTTCATGGGCATCACGCGAGTTAGGCAAAAACATTGAACTGTAACGCCAGTAAACCTCCAATGTTAATTTGCCCATACTGTCATGGCGTTGCACACTATAAGCCACGCGCATGTTGGTATTAAAAATTGTACGTAAACGCCTAGCGCCAATATATACCTCTTTCACTTCACCCGTTTTAGGGGTCACTATTTCTTTATTACCCCACCAGCCTTTTTTTTGTAGCGTGGGCTTTAGTTTTTTTTGCCAATCACTGAACGTTTCGCCAGAGGCTTGCGCCTCTTTAAGGCTAGTAAAAATATCATTAAGCAAATCAACACGGGTTACTTTGGCAACAGTAAAGCTTTTATGATGCGCCCCATGTTGCATTTCATCATAATCAAACGTTAGATTAAAACCTTTGTTATTAAGGTATTCTTGGGCTTTTACGGGCTTTAATTTAAAATCAAAGTTAATGTTAGGCTTAGCCGTTGGCATACTACTTTCCACCTACATTAACGTCGTTTTCCACTTCAACCTCTGCATTACCAAGTAGTTGGCTATTAGCAATCGCTGTAAACAAGGCATTTTCTAGTTTATCTAGCGGCATATCTTGATATAAACCAAGCAATACTTGATAAGCACCTTCATAGCTATTAGCTTGTTTAAGTGCCGTTTCAACGGCGTTTACTAAGTTGTTTTCAATGGTTTTAGTATCAACGTTTTGTGCATCTAAAAAATCGTGCGGCTTAGGTAAATTATTAGCGTTATTTTCACTTTTAGCTTTATTATTAGGTAAGGCACCACAGCTACAGGGCTTATTTTGTATATGATTGTCTGATTTTTCTGGTACCGTATTTTGTGGAGCTTTGACTTGTGACTCTACAGGCTCTTTTTTACCAATAATTTTAAGCCCGAACTTTTCTTGAATATCATCAACATCAAGTTCAAAGCCTGAGTCGCTCAAGTTTTTAACTACCTCACTCAGCATTTTTAAATCTTTCTTTTCTTTAAAAGGAAAAGTAAATTTAACACCTTGCGCATTACTAAAGTTTAAGGCTTCTAACTTGGTTAAATAGTCACTGAGGGTTTTAGCGATTAACCGAGCATCAAATTGTAGTACTTCTTTTTGGCGATTCTCATGAGTTTGGCTTTGCGCTTTGCTGCCATTCTTCCCCTCACCAGTAGATAATGTATTACCTAAAACAAAGGTGGCAATTTGTCGGTCAATATATTCAATAAAGGCTAAAAAATCGGCTTTATTATCAATTTTTAAATATTCAATAATGTCATCGGTATTAAACACACCAACGCTTGACGACTTTAAATCGTATAACGTATTAATTAATTCATCTTCGTCACCACTGGTTTTAGCGATTAAGGGTGGTGTCGCTACGTTGTCAAAATATTGTAGATTATGCGCGAGTACAATGTGCTTTAAACTGAAATACCACACCAGTTTACTGGCAACACTAAAGTCAGTAATTTCGCCAATATCAATCGAATGCTTATGAAACACCATGCGATCAGGGTCTATTTTATTAATAAATAGCTTTTTATCCCCTTGCTTAACATAAAGGTGATCAATAGTTTCCTGTAACTTTTTATCTTTATGCGCATATAAATAGCGTGGCGATATTAATTTAAACGCTGGCTTTAATTTATGCTCAAATGGTGTGTACGAAACATCAGTAAGCGAAACGCCATAATAAATAGCCGATGAAAGTTGATTGATTAACTCACCCATATCAACATTTTTAGCTAGCCATTCTTTAAATTGCTCATTCTTAGTTTCAATCGTGTAATCAAGTCCAAGTAATGGTTGGCGACGAGACAATACCACGCTAGATATTTTCAAATCACGCATCATGTAGAAGTACAAACTTTGCATTTGCGCAAAGTCTTCCTCTTCTAAAATGGTTTTAATCGTTGCAATATTGAGTGTACCGAAAGGCTCATGTTTATCTTCCAACTGCAAAGTAATGGTTTTGCCTTTAGGTGTTTTTGTTGTGCCTGTTTTTTCGGTGCTGTTTTTAGAATGCGTTTTTTTTGAAGTAAACCATTTCATTTTGAATAATCCGTTTGAATCAATGTTTGAGCTAATATAAGGCGATTTAAGCCGCTTAATGTTTTTATTGGTACATTGTTAGGTAAAAGCTACCTAAACACTTTCTCGTTAATCGTAAACGCGTTTTAAACGCTCTATAACTCTCACTTATAATGTACTTATGCATATTTTTGTTTGAACTGTCTAAAATTGCGTTTTTTAAGCTTTTCGCGTACTTCTTTATAATTCATATTGCCGCCACGCCTAAAAATTCGATACGCCATTTCTAGTGCGTCTAATAAATCATCGTGTGCTGAACTTGGATAAGTATCTAACTCTTCAATCAGCAGATGATCAGCCGAGTGAATTAAAATTGTTCCGTCATTGACTAAAGGCGCAATTGAATCAATCCTTAATGCTTTGGGAGCGGTATTTCTCAACTCTTTTACTGATAGCGGAATGCCAATACTTAACGCTTCTTTTTTTAATACGTCTTTAAAGAATTCTTGAAACTGTACAACTTCACAGGCGATGGTGGTCGGTGCTATTTTGCTAAGGCGAGAATACAGCGCAATAATTCGTCCAATGAGTTTAACGGGCGACATGCGATAACCTTTTACTGAAGCGTAAAATTTATCACCTTTTTTCCCTAAAGCAGCAACACCGAAATAGTCGCCTTTCTTCTTGCCCATAGCAGGATCTAATCCAATCCAGTAAATATCACACTTTGGCATTCTGTCGAATAGTTCGTAAGCCTCGAATAATAAGCCATCCTTGCTAATTGGCGTATTTTGAAACTCAGACATAAACGAGTCTTTGTCTTCAAAATACTCATCCATGACTTCTTGACCATCAATTTCAGGGTCATCTAATACTAAGCCCTCAATACTGTCGGGATTATCAACATCATCGGGGAATTGAATAACTAAGGGAAAATTGTAACTTTCAAAGTCTTTTCGTTTTTCAAGCCGTTTTAATAAACCGTCATTATGTAAAATAGTGCCAACCACTAATAAGCGATAAGACTTTTTACGTGAAGGTAATTTCAATACTGCTTTTTTAAACCAATTTTCTAATTTGTCGCGTTGGGCTTTGCTTTCTACCTGTTCATCATTTTCAACATCATCAAGCACTATATAGTCAGGTCGGTAACTTAAAAATTTAATACCCCGTAACTTTTTACCAGCACCATAGCCCACTAATTTACATAAGTGGCCATCAACATCGATCACTAATTCTTTTTCGCGCCATGTTCCTGGCAAAGAAATATTAAAATCATGTTTAAAGTTTTGGTTATCTTCTAACTCGGTTTTATATAATTCAAAGATAAGCCCTGCGAGTGTATCGGTTGAACTTACCAACACACCGAAACGAATTTCTTTTTTAGCTAATTGCCAAAGAGTAAATAATTGCGTAATCGTGGTGGTTTTAGCAGCTCCTCGATAAGCAGTAAATAACATTTTTTTATGTTTTTTACTTAAACTGTCTAAGTCGTTATGAATAAACTTTCTAAATGTTGAGGTTTCAATTTCGGTGTGATCAACATGATGGTGAAAATAAGTTTTAATGAAAAACCAAAAGTCATTTTTTGCACGTTCAACACGAGACTCTTTATCTTGATCGGCAAGACGAGGCAAACTTTGCAAATAGAGCGTTAATTCATTTATTTCCTGTTTATTCATTACAACTGTTACAACCTACTTTTTGATGACCGTAGAAACAATCTCATCCGCATTAGCCGATAAAAATTGAATAACAACAGTCGCTTCTTTTGCTAACGCTATTTTTGATATTTCAGTGAGCACCAATTTAGCGATATCAGCCTTGTTTACTTTTACATTGTCCCGTTGCTGTTTTAGCTTGTAGTAGGTGGCAATGTGCTTGCTGATAGTTTCAATTTGTACATTAGGCTCACTCTCATTTAAATCCTCTAAGGCTTTCTCAAAGGTATGAATAAGTAGAGCAACAAAATCTTCTTCATTACGTTGGGCATCGTTTGAGTCGGTGGCTTTTAAAAACTTCAACTCGTCCCAATCAATGTTTTTAGCTTTATCGCTATTTTTATAACCATAAACTGAGGTGCGAGAAATGCCCAAAAGCGCGGCAATAGCCGTAATGCTATTGCCTTTAATGTAGAGGTCTTTGCTTTGTTGATGATTGTTCATTACTCGCCTTTTCTACTATCACTATTATTAGCGCTGTTGTTGGCACCGCCACGAATAATTTTAACCACGGTTTTAATATCTTTGTTGTCGGTTAAAAACAAAATAGCCTCTTCAATTTGGTCAGTTCTATGATGCATACGCACAATTTCATGGTTCAAATTAGATATTTCATTTAACTTTCCTAGCACAGCATCATTGCGAATATTACTCGCTCTTATTTGCTTGATAACAGGCACTATCAGCCACATCAATGCAAAATTAAGTAACACCGAGTAATCTTTTAATAAATCCATCATTGCGGTGAATATCCTTTCTATTTCTTTAATGGCTTAGGTAAAGTTGGTTTACGCTCTAAGTAAGTTTTCAACAAACCTCTTAAACCATAAATAACAACGACCATGCCGATAATAATGCCGACATACCAATGAGGCATTTGCGCGATAATTTTAAAGCCTGCTAGTGCGTATTGAGCGTAGTCAGGAATAAAGGCTAAAATCATCGGCACTAAAAAAACAATTAATACCAGTTCATCTTTGAAAGACTTATTCATATTTTGCATGGCTAACTTATCAAGATCATAATCTTGCTGCTTGCCAGTTGCTGCCATTTTTAATAAGGCATTGGCTTTAGCTTTTTTAGTATCATGTTCTATTTTTAACAACTCAAATTTTTGAGTCACTTTTAAGGTTTTACGCTCTTGCCATTGCTCGATGGGTTTAGCCACCAATGAAGTTAATGCGCCACTAATCACATTCCACATGTTCAAATCCTTTCACAGTTAGTTGTACTTGATAAACAATTAAGCCTTTTATCGCATACGGTTTAATTTTGCCGACATCTATTTTCATGTTATTTTCAAAATCAGCTAATAGTGCATTTAATGCGGCTGAAATATCGCTATAAGCTAGGCGCTTATTTTTAGTGCGACTTGATATTGAGATATAAAGCTGAAACACATAATCAACATCACCAATAACAAACTCATTAATATTGATAGAATCAAAAACCAAAAATGTACCCATGGTATTAATGTCACCGTTTAACACGGTAGCTTTAGGTAACACTTCTATAATTTTTTGCTCGGCAGCATCTATATCAATCGACATAATTTATTAGCCTATTACTTGCTTGCGCTTTATTTGGGATGTATTACTGATACGGGTTATCTCTAGTTTTCACTTTACTCATTGTTTGAGCGTTGGGTGATGCAGGGTCGGTTATTTGTTTTAAGGCTAATTGGTAAGCTTTAAATTGCTCTTCACAAACACCGTTTTGCTCAACCAGCAGTAAAAAACGATAAAAAGCGATATCCATTAAAACAGGGGCATCGGTTAATACCCCTGCAATTTCTATTGCTTCACCAGCCGCAATACCAAGGTACTCATCAGTAACCAATTCTGGGTCGCTGATAAAAGCTTTTGCACGTATTGATAAACGCGCTATAAGCGTTGCTAAATCCATCATTAAACCCTTAGTAAACCTTGGTTATTGCCTAGTCAAAGCTTTGCTAAATAGCGCTTAAACGCCATCGCCACTTGAAAAATACGCCATTTGCCAAAAGCCATAACCAGCGTTATCCATGGTATCTACGCCGTAATGTACTTTTTTGGTTTTAAACATATCGCTGGCATCTTCTTCAATTTTGCCTTCTTTAGTAATTTGTAAAATGAACGGTTTTAATGGTTGCGTAGTATCAAGTAAACACCACGTACCAGCAGCCATTTGTCGAACCACTTTAAGTTTGACTAAGTTCAATGCAATATTGTCAGAGCCTTCAATGACCTTGCTACCTAAAATAGTTTTAGCTGTTTTCAGTAAGTCGGGGGCAATACACAGTAAACTGGGTTCAATACCTAACGGCTCGCCCTCTGCATCATTAATGCTTTGCATAAAAGCAATGGCGGCAAACAAAGCCTCTTCACTTAATGGTGCATCAGTTAAATTATCGTAATCAGTAGCACCTAACGTATGCGTACCAAAGAAAGGTTGACCATCAAAACAAATGCCGTTAAGCGGAATTAAACTGAACACCAATTTATTGTAATGATTAGTAATAGAATGAATTAACTGTTTAATTTTAATTTTAACAATACCTAAATTGTCAAAAAGAAAGTCATCACGCTTAACCGTAATCGTCGCTTCCCAATCTTTTTTACTGATGGTGTACACATAATCTTTTAAGACTTTAAATACACGATCATCAATCCATTCACGCATAGACGGCAATTCACCTAACCACGTATAATCAACCGTGTGGCTTTTGGTATTCACTTCACTGGCAATATCTAAATATTCTTTTTTAGGCGTTTTTTTCATGCCCGTATTGAATAATTTCTTAATACCTTTGGTAAGCTTTTGTACATTCGTTAAATCAAAATCCATAACTATTCTCCTTGCTCGTCTTCGTTAAGGCCAAGCTGATCAAACACATCACAATCAGCGTCATCGCCATTTAAGCCATCGCCAGATTGTTGGTCTGGATCAATGTTATTTTTATCCGTTTTAGTGAATGTTTTAGATTCCATTTCTAAAAAACCATCTAATGAGTTTGCAGCTAAACCTAATGCAAAATCACGTTTTGCAGGAGCAAGCTTGCCACCAGCAATAGCGTTATCCACTTTCACTGTTCGTTGCTCTTTTTGTAGTGAGTTTTGCGCTTTGGTTAGCGTGTCAACTTGCGCTTTAAGCGTTTCGTTTTCAGCCGCTAATGCTTCCTGTGCTGCTTTTTCTTCTGGTGTCATTGCATTGCCCTCCACAGGCGGTTTATTTTCGATATTACTTTCGATATTGTTTAGGGCTTCATTTAATAAATTAGGCTGATTAACCAAGCCCACACCAACAATGTGCATTACTTCATTGGTGTCATAATCAACTAAATACTCAGGACTTAGATATTTATACTTTTTCTTAGCAATGAGTTCTTCACCGTCTTCATTGAGTGCTAAGCTTGCATAAATGCCATCACTCCTAAGCTCAAACTGAGTAAACCAACCTGCTGCGGCTCCGTTATATTCGTGCCCAACATTCAGTACCAGTTCAAGCTCTGTAGAAATTAAACGATCAAGTATTGCTTGCCCGTCAATTTGAAAAACACGCCCATCAATTCCCGTCACTTTACCGACAGGTGAAACCCTTAACTTTTCCTTTATTGCTTCAATGCTGATAGAGCAAATTTCTAAAATTAACTGAGCTGCATTTTTATTTTGTTTACCTTTAGCCATTACATTGTTAACCCCTGCTTTTAATTAACTAAATATTCAAATAAATCAGTATCTCTTCAAGATGGTTTGTATTTTGCGATAGTTTTTTTTAATGCTCACTCCACATAGCGGCATGTATGTTTAGACAGTAAAAAAAGTTAAATAAAATGCACCTATTAAAGTAAATCAAAGCAAGTCAGCGAAACGAGAAACATTAAATGTCAGAGCAAGTTATTCACATAGGCACAGTGGTTGAAGCTAAAGCCGAAAAGTCATTAGTAAAAGTGGATGTGCTAGGCAGAATTACCGACTGGCTTCCTTTATTACAGCAAGCAAACAGCTTTAAACGACGATTTGTCTCTATGCGTAAAGGTCAACAAGTAGTGGTACTAGCTAACCGTGTTGTTATTGGCAGTATTTTTAATGTCGATTGTTTAGAGCCTGATGGTGCGAATGAGCATATAGATGTTGTGGAGTATGAAGACGGCACACGCATTGAATATGACACCGAAGCTAAGACGCTAAATATTGAGGCTGTGGGTGATTTAAATATCACGTGTAAAAATGCTGTAGTAACTGCTGACTCAGTTGATGTGAAGTCAACAGACATTAAATTAAATGGCGGTAAAGGCGTAGTGACGGGTAATCACATTTGCATGGTAACGGGTACACCACATTCAAGTTGCTCAATGACCGTGACGGCTGGTCAATAGTCATGGCACTTAATGATGGCGCATTAAAAACTTTGATTTTGGGTAATTTAACTGCCGCTGGTTGGGATGTTGAAAATGAGCATGCAAAAACGGCTGAACTAGCTGAGGCAATAGCAAAAGCCGTTGTTACTCATATTCAAACAGATGCTCAAGTTGCCGTTACTGGTGGCTCGTCTTCTGGCTCATATAAAGTGATTTAGTGGTTAAGAGGTAAGAATGGAACAAATAGCCATGAGCGAACAAGCAGTACAACCGTTACAACTCAATGACCTGACTTTTAGAGATGTGGCATTTACAGGCATAACATTGAGTCAAGATACAACATCAACCAAACAATTTTATGTGAGTTTAACTGACAGTATTAGCCGCATTTTAACCACCCGAATCGGTGAGCGAGTGATGCAACCAGAGTTCGGTAGTGATTTGTATTTGTTACGTGATAGAGATTTTAACAGTGCATGGCGAGTTACCGCCACGCGCTACATTTTTGAAGCACTGAAAAAGTGGGAGCCGCGCGTTCGGTTTAAGCAACTGCATTTTAGTATCAATGCGATTACAGGACAGCATTACTTTTTTTTAAGCCTTGAGCCAAGTGAACAATAAAAAGCATGATTAATATAAATAACATAGCTCCAGCAGACGTTTTGCAAATACCAGATTATCAAACGTTGGTAGATGAAAACGTGGCTATTTTACAACAATTAATACCTGATTATCAGCCACTAGAATCTGATGATCACATGTTGTTAATTGAAGCTTTTTCGTATCGAGAATTACATTTACGTCAGTTATTTAATAATAAACTTAAAAGACTATTACTGCTTTATGCAACAGGGAATGACTTAGACCTTGCAGCGGTTCCTTACGGTGTTGAGCGTTTAGACAATGAAACTGATGATGAGTTTAGAAACCGTGTACTAAAAAGCCTAGATGGTCATTCAACGGCTGGCTCACAAGAAAGCTATGAATTTCATGCGTACAGCGTAAGTAGCGACATTGATGATGTTAATGCGTTTAGCCCTGAAAAAGGCAAAGTAACCGTTGCACTGGCATCGTTTGAAGATGAAAGCGACCTTGAAATTATTACACCTGAGCTGATCACGCAGGTTGATACTGCATTAAATGAAACTAAAGTACGCCCAATTACCGACGAAGTAACCGTAGTAAAAGCAACCATTAATGGCGTTGCTATTGTTGCTCAAATATTCATTTTTAATATGGATGATGAAGCGGCTATTACCGAGAAAATCATTAATAACTTTGCCACTAAATTAAAAATTGGTCAGGTACTAACGTATTCACAATTAATTCGCTACTTACATGTTGATGGTGTTTTTAAAGTCAACCTTATCAGCCATGACGCAGATATTGCTTGTGGTGATGATGAAATACTTAAAATCAACAACATAGATTTAACCTTTGAATCGGCTGACGAGGCTATTTAAGTGGAAACATTACTGCCTTTATATGCCAAGCCAATTGAGAAAGCATTAGATGTGCTCAATGCTCAGCGTTTAGATTTTGACTTAACGCCCGTCGATATAAATCCGCTGACGTGCCCAAGACAATTATTACCTTATCTTGGAGCAATGTGGCGAGTCGCTATTGACCAATTAAGCGAGCAAGAGCAGCGCAATCTAATATCGAATGCGTTAGAAATCCACCGCTATAAAGGCACTATTTACGCAGTAGAAAAAGGCTTAGAAGCCTTACTGCTTGATTGTGAAATAACACCTTGGTTTGAAGCCGAGCCTGTAGGTGAAAAGCATACCTTTTCTGTTGATGTTTTTGTGTATGACAAAGCAGTGACCTTGGCATTAATTAGCGCAATACGAAACAAAATAGACAACGGTAAAGCACTGAGTACTCGTTATGCATTAACCATGAACTTAGCTGCCCAGAGTAACGAATATCACGGCGGTGTTTTACAGCTAACAACGGAAATAGAAGGCTCTCCTTATATTCCTATTTTAGATGATGCGAATAACACAACCTATCGAGGCGGCACATTGCAACTCATAACTGAAATTGAAGGACAACCGTATAATGACTGAGCTTATAGCAACTAAAAATGAGGGGCTTTGGCTGGCATCAGGTCAAGCTGGAGAGAATCAAGCCAGAGCGTTGAATTTACCCATTGAGTTTACTCGTTTAGTGGTCGGTGATGCCAATGGTAATTATCCACCAATGGATCCCGCAATCACTGAATTAATTAACGAGCTAATGACGGCTGACATTCTTTCTCATGTTGTTGACCCAAACGATGTTAATCAGCGAATTTTCAACTTGAGTATACCGCCAAGCGCTAACCTTGATGCGGTTGAAATGATGCTTTATGCCAAGTATGGCGAAACGGAATTTGCACATACTTACTTTAGGTTTGCAGCACCTTTACCCATTAGAACGATTGAGAATGGTGGAGCGCAAGCAAAATTTAGGTATACCGTTCGTGTTTCGCAACACACCGATTTTACTATTTTTGTATCGCCAAGCTTATCTTATGTCACGCATGAAGAGTTAAGAGATTCACGAAAGCCGGTTGATGTGAATGTGGCAATGACAGCAATCACCACGGATAACAAGTTACATGTATTTTCGGCTCCTGTTGATTTGCAAATTCCAACGGATGATGGCGCATTATTTAAAGTAATGATTGATGATGCTGTTGTTTTATCTGATGTTGATAAATGTCGGTTATTAGCACCAACAGGTAAAAAAATATACATGGATGGTGTTGCTTATGACTCTATTAATTTAAAAGTCATCAATATTATTCATACCGTTAGAAAAACCAGTAATGGAGATTATAAGATATGACCGAAGGTGTTTTAGAAGCCAGTAGTGGTGGAGGCAGTACCCCGATAAGAGGAAAAATACTGCTTGATGATAATACGAAAGATGATTTCACCGTGGGCGATGAGCGCTATCTTAGAGCAGGAAATGTAGAAACAAATGTAGACAAATTTGACATAGATCTGTGGGATGAGGCAGGAGCTGTAAGAATAGCTAGTCAAAATGTAGTAAATAGGTTTTCTGGACCCTCTTATAAATCCACCTCTGTCATGATTGACTATCATGCAGGAACTAACGTTATATTTGCATCAGCTCTTAATAGCAATACAGCAGGGTATACCATAAAGCACTCTTACTCTCTGGATAAAGGGGTTACTTGGAACTATACAGAGGCTGGGCCTAATGCACATGCAAGTGGCTCTTGTAAGCCTAACTATTCAAGTGGGCGGTGGTGTTTTGGAGTACATGGTTCCCCTAATGTGACATCTACAAATGATTTAGGTTTAACTTGGAATTCTGTAGATGCAGGTACGGGTGGGAATATTTTCGGCGTGTTAGGTGATGAGACCGCTATAGTTGCGTGGTCTAATGCAGGCAATGCTAGGCGCTCTACTGATGGAGGTTTGACGTGGAAGAATGTACCTACGCTTGTAGGAAGTAATACATATTTCCAAGCGTTAGTTCTTAGGGCTGATTTATGGGTGTTATTTACCTATGATGATGTGCGTGTATCGACTGACCAAGGTCTAACGTGGACATCACACAGCAACACCACGCCACATCAAACTCATCAAGGCCATAAGGTTTTCACTGACGGTGTAGATCTGTTGCAATATGGGCTTAATAGCCATCCCGTAATAATGTGGAAATCTAATGACGGGATAAACTGGACTGATACAGGGCTAAGAACTACTGACGGAAGTGTCTATGCAGGACACACTATAGCTATAGCTTCCAACATACATTGGAACGGAGAAATGTGGGGGCATGACGGACAGTTTTCTAAGGATTTGTTGGCTTGGGAAAATCAGGTAGATCTAGGCTCATACTCTGCTAGCGTTAATGTAGATAATACTTTTGCATCCATTAGTTCCAACTTCTCTACAATATACAAACTATTAAACTTCGCGGGTACTAGAGAAGAGTCAACCAAAGAAGCATTTACGAGGATTTCTTAATGAGTAGTGTTATAGATACAAGATTACCGCAAACCCCTAAAGTTTATCGACGTATTACTTCCAACGCTTTCTGGGAACGTGTCGGCGAAGATTTAGAAGACATACTCAGAGTCATGGCTATTAATGCATTAGCAGCTAAGGATACTAAGTTATCCAACCAACTGCGCAAGATAGATAACGGCGAATATGTGGGCTTAGATAATCCCAAGCTTGTTGAAGCGTTTGATAATTTAAGAGCAGTGCCAGAAGTCGCTGCCTTATTAGATCAAACAAAATTTGACGAGATTTTTGCTAACGCAATCATTGACGAAGTGCCAGAAGCGCAAAAGTAAGGTAATTAATATGCAAAAACGTAAAAGCAGAATAAAACGCCTATTACTCACGATTGACGCTTTTTTTAATGTCTTAATTCTTGATGGCTCAGAAGACCATAGCATCAGCGGAAGAGTGGGTTATGAGGCATTAACAACAGGCAAAAAAAACTGGTTACGGGCAGAAAAAGCGATTAACACTTTATTCTTTTGGGATAAAGACCATTGCCGAAGCTCTATTGAGTGGGACGAAATTGGCAACTACACGCAACTTGAGCTTACTCAAGATGAAATTAAAACACAGGAGTCCTAATCATGGATTTAAACTTTGGTATTAATGGGTCAATTACCGCTCAAGCGGCTCGTCCCATTATTGTAAAATCAACAACAGTCATTGCGCTTTTGGGTATTGTACTCGCTGGTGATGAAGCACATCACGGCTTACATAAATTCAATAATGCTGATGATGCCTTAACCTTTTTAACTGATGAAGATATTGTTGGTGACATTGTTAACGGCTTAAAAGCGATTGCCTTGCAAGGAGTACATTGCCCCATTGTATTAAACCTTTGCGCTGATGCCGATAAGTTAACCGCGCTTGATTTATTTAAATCATGTGAAGGCATCACGGGCTTGTCATTATTTGGCGGTTTACTCATCGCCCCCGTATTAAGTGATGACTTAGCGATGGGATCTAAATTAGATGCCATCGCAACACAATTACAAGCTACCGCTATTATTGATAACTTTGGCGTAGATGAAGCCGAAGTGTCTGCCTATGCGGCGAACTATGGTACGCAAGCAGCATTATTAACACACGGACGTTATTACGCTGACGGCGTTAGTGTTACGGCATCAGCTTTATACGCTGGCATTATCGCGTACTGGGATGCAAAGCCTTATGGCTGGGCTAAATCTCATTCTAACCGTAGTGCTAAAGGGGTGAGTGAAAGCGAGCGCGTTATAGAGTATTTAGACGGCTCTGAAAGTGAAGCTCGTCGTTATCGTCAAATGGGCGTGGCGACTATTTTGCGTGACGTTGGCTGGCGTACTTACGGTTTTGAAACCACTCACATTGACCCTATCTGGCAAAGTTTGGATAGAGTTCGAACTTTCCAACGTTTATTACGTGCCATCACGCTATCGGCAAAATGGGCACGTGACCGTGAAGCTAATGAACTACTTAGCGTTAAAAACTCAGTGATTGAGTTTATGAACGAGTTAAAAGGTAATGATGTCATTATTGGTTTTGATGTGTTTTTTGATAGTGAGAAAAACACCAAAGCCACCGTTACCGCTGGTAAGTTTTATCTCACTATTTTAGTTGGCGACATGACCAGCGTTCGAGAATTAAATATCGAACTTGTCTACTCAGACAACTGGAATGACGTATTAATTAACACCATTAATGGCGCAGAATAAGGAGCTAACTAATGAAACATATCCCCCAATTTTTGACAGGTCAAACCGTTTTTATTGATGGAGTTGGTTTACTCGGTACGGTTAAGCAAATTGCTTTACCTAAAGTAGAACAGCTTCGTGAAACGATAAAGCAAGGCGGCTTTGAGCGCTCAGTAAGTACAGGCGTATTTAAAGCTTTGGAAAGTGAAATTACGCTCAGCGAATATCACGTTTCTGTTTATAAGTCGATGAACAGCAAACTACCTACTTTTGTTATCAAAGGTTCACTGAAACAAAAAGATAAAAAAATTCCTGTGATTGCCACCATCAAAGGTGAAATTGATATTGATGATGGCGGCTGGGAAACGGGTAAAGAAACCGAGCGTAAAATTAAAATTTATGCGGATTTTTATCAATTAGAAGTGAACGGCGAAACACAAGTACAAATTGATGTTGAAAACATGATCGCCCTAATTGACGGTGTTGATCACCTTGAAAAATTACGCAGCCATATTTTGTAATTAAACCAAAATAAACACGCCATTTAAAATACGTTTAAAGCGGCTTTAAATGGCGTTTAAACCCTTTTTATATATTTAAAACAAGTGAAACTAAACAATGAAAAAAATTACATTAAGCAATAAAGAAGTCTCTATGCGTGAGCCTAAAGTACGCGACATGGTGGCATTAGATGATATTAGCGGTGAAGCACACAAAGAAGTAATGCTCATTGTTAATTTAGCTCAATTGCCCGAAGACGAAGTGATGGACATGGGCGTAAAGGACTATCGTAAATTACAAAAGGTGGCTCAAGGTTTTTTAGCGTAGCGCAAGTTGATTTTTGCCAAGGAAAGGCATTAATTGCTCAAGCGTTTCATCAGCAATTTAGCGAAGTTAACAAATTAAGTTTGACGGACTACGGTTTTTTTGTGGAGCAAGCGCAACAAGTTATTGCTAATAGTTAACGTGAATTTATGGGGTTGTTGTTTTTATTTTTGAATAAGTGAAGTAGATACAACCACCCTTTAATACAAAATAAAACACGGCAACACCCAATGAAATAACTAATCTAACTAGTAAGTCGTGATAAGAAAAAATAGCAAACGCAACAAGGAAAACCACTAATGGCATTACAAGAATTTGGATTGGGATTTGTAATAGGCGGTGCATTGTCTTCATCGTTTAAATCTGCTTTTAAAGAATCTAATACAAGCATTATAAACATAAACTCAAATATCAACAAATTATCTAAAACTCGTGTTGATATTAAAAACTTTAAAAAATTATCGTTAGATGCCATTAAGAATAAAACCTCGTTAGCAAAGTTAAGCACCACGCTTAAAAAGTCAGGGATTGATGTTAATAATTTAGATCAAGATGCGCGCTTATTACGTACTAGCTTAATTAAACTCAAGCAAGCGTCTAAAATTGATATAAAAATAACAGGTATAAAGAATAAATTAGCCGAACAAAAAGCATCAATACTAGGGCTTGGTGCTGCCATGTATGGCGTAACTGGTATTATAAAAGGGGCTAATACTGTTTTAAAAGCCCAAGGTGAAATTCGCAGTTTAGATATATCTACTAAAGGTATTGATGCGATCACTAAATCTGGTCACAACATGAGTTTACAGTTTGGTCAAATCACTGCACCTAAATTTGTTAAAGCATCTTACGATATAAAAAGTGGTATTGCTTCACTCAGTGAAGATGGTGTAAATCAATTTACTAAATTCTCAGCAGTAACTGCCGTGGCTACAAAATCAAGCACCGAAGAAATGACTAAGCTTTATGCACTAGGATATGGCATTTTTAGAGAAGACTTTACTAGCGACATTAGTTTTGGTAAACAATTTAGTGGTGCTATTGCTGGGGCTGTTCAAGCCTTTAGAACGGATGGGGCAGATTTAGCCGCTGGTATTTCCAATGTAGGTGCAAGTGCTAAAGCTATGGGTGTTTCATTGGAAGAAGAAATAGCTATTATCGGTTTGTCAAAAAGTGCTTTTGCCAGTGCTAGCGAAGCTGGTAGCGGTTATCGTGCATTTTTAGATGGTGCAGGTAAGGCGCAGAAAAAACTAGGGTTATCATTTATTGATAGCCAAGGAAAAATTTTACCTATGGCTCAAATCTTAGGGAAAATTAAAGAGAAATATGGTGATTTAGATCTTGCTGAAATAGGTGAATTAAAAGACGGCTTTGGTAGCTCTGAGGCAATTAAAACTATAACCGCACTATTGCCAAAGGTTGATGAGCTAGAATCAGCACAAAAAAACTTAAAAGCATCAATGGATTCAGGTTTATCAAAATCTCAAGCAATGGCTAAAGCAATGGATAGCGGCTATGGTTTTGAAAAGATGGGTAATGCGATGAGTTACTTTAGTTTTACTATTGGTAAAGCAGTAGCGCCAGCCGTTGATATGCTAGCATCGGGCTTAGGAAGTTTAGCCAAAGGTGTTGCATGGCTTGATGAAAAAGTGCCTTTTTTAATTCCTGTTTTTACTGGATTAACAGCAGGTGTTATCGCGCTTGTAACCGTGTTAAAAATTGGCACGTTAGCTAAGTTAGCTTTCTCTTTTGCGACTAATACTGTTAAAAAATCTATTTTACTTAGTACCGCAAGTAATCTTTACAATGCATTAAGTTATAACTCATTAAGCGTATCATCGTCGTTAGCCACAGCTAAAACATGGGCGTTTAATATTGCAACAAAAGCAACCAGTATTACTCAGGGAATTTTTTCAGCCTCAACGTCTTTTTTATCTGCTCGGTTAACGGCACTTGGTGCTTTATTAAATTTTACACGTATTAAATCATTAGCGTTTGCCGCAGGAAGTGGAGCGGCAACAGCAGCACAATGGTTATTTAATGCCGCTCTTACTGCCAACCCCATCGGGTTGGTAATTGCAGGTTTAGCAGCTTTGGGGGCAGGTGCTGTTTATTTATATAAAAACTTTGAACCCTTTACTAATTTTATTGATGGCGTTTGGGGAAAGCTCAAAAGCTTTTTTTCTTTTGTCTCTGATGGGTGGGCTATTGTCGGTGACATGATTTCAGGTGTCGCTTCATTCTTTGGTTTTGGTGATGATGACAGCGAACAAAGTACAAAAGATAAAAAATTTAAACAAAACAAAAACTCAACGACAGGTTTACCCGGTGCAGAGAAAGCGGCTGATTTCTTAAAAACAAAACCGACCAACAAAACCAAGTTATGGGAAAATAAGGTAACTCAACAAGAAGTCAAACTTTGGGGAAGCAAGTCAACCAATGAAGAGCCTAAAAAAACCAAACTTAGTTTAGTTAAAAAATCCGCAGCAATCGCGATTCCTGCGTTAATGGCAACACAATTGGCCGCAGCTCCTGTGCCTATACAATCACAACCAGCTCAGCCCAAGTTATGGGAAAGAAAACCAGTATCAAAACAAAATGTGATACCTGAGCGTTTATCGCTCAAACCTGTAACAACATTTAAACAGGCTGTTTATGCACCACCAATCAAGCCGCTAAATAAAGAAATGACAGAGCCTAAAAAGCCACAGCAAACACAGCAAGTAACTCAACATATTACTATTGACGTTAAAGTTGAAAACCCATCCGATAATGTTGATGTAGAGCGCGCCATCGTTAATGCAATGCGTGAGCATGGTAAATCAAGCACTAGTATGATGGATGAGGAAATATAAATGCTTTGTAGTGTAGATAGTTTTATTTTTGAAAGTGGCGGTGTCGATTTAGCCAATATCAAACGCAATATTAAATATGGTTTTGAGAACTTTAAATTAATTAATGCGCACGATGAATGGCAAGCCACTGACAAATATTCTCAGGTGATCACATTGTCAGGCATGTTAATTAAAAAATCTAATTATGCCTTAGATGATTTAGAGCAAATTGCCCAAAAGAAAAAGCCCGTTACGTTGTCGTTTGATGATGGGCGAGCATCGTCAGTTTTGATTTTAGAAATAAATACCGACCAATCATTATTTTTAAAAAATGGTGCATTTTTGAAACAAGATTTTGAAATATCGCTAGGGGTAGTTTATGGCTCAATTTAAAGCGACTGAAGAGTTTAATCGTTTAGATAAAGTTGTGATCAAACATTATGGCGATTTATCTATGTTTGATGATGTGGTTAATGCTAACCCTCATATTACTAGCACCATATTAGTTGTTGGTGATGATGTTTTCTTGCCAGTAATAGAAGTTAAAAAAGTTGAAGAAAAATTATGGTAGACCAAACAAATAGCATTCAACCTAATTATCAAATTCTAGTTAATGATAAAGATGTGACAAGTTCAGTACGTAAACATTTTATTGCCTTGCAAATTACAGATAATGATAAAGATGATGCTGATGAACTTACGTTAACACTGAGCGCTAAATTTAAGCGCCCATCTGATACCGATAAAATCAAAGTTTTTTTAGGTTATGGAAATGATCTTAAATTTGTGGGTTTATTTATTATTCAAACTACAAACATTCGTGATAACAGACAATTAACGATTAAAGCAACGGGTGCTGACTTCAACGGTGATTTAAAAGAGCGTAAAAACCTAACCTATCCACCTATACCGTTATCAGAGGAAAAAATAACATTAGCTAGCGTGGTTAAAGAAATAGCCTCTCGTCACGGTTTAGAAGTAAAAACCGATATGAATATTGGTGAACGGTTTGAGCAAATAAATGAGTCAGACTTACATTTTTTAAACCGTTTAGCCAAAGAGCATGATGTCATTTTTAATATCAAAAACAATACGCTTTATTTTATGAAAAAAGGCGGTGAAGTACCGAACATTTCCATTGATATCAATAAGTGCTCAAACTCTGATATCACGCATTCAAATAAAACACTTTATAAAAGCTGTAAGGCTATTTATCACAACACCAAACTAAATAAAAAAGCCGAAGTTATTACTGGTAGTGGTAAACCTCAATTAATCAAAGAGGGGCAATGGCAAAATGATAGTGATGCATTACTGGCGGCTAAAAATGCTTTAACAAGAGCAAATAAAAGCAAAGTTGATGGAAATCTAACAACACGCGGTCAGGTTGTTTTTGCTGGCTCAAAATTAACATTAGACGATGATGTTTTTGAAATACTCAAAGTCACTCATAACTTAAGTAAAGGCTGGAAAACGACACTTAATTTTAAAAATTTTACTGCTGAATCAACGTAAACACGAAAGAAGATAAAGCAAGAAAAAGAAGAGCGATGTTTAAGTGCGCCAACACTCAAACAACCTCATTAATGAGATACCTAAATATCCCACCAACAAGCAAGGCTCTCCTACAGTCGCGCAACTGCGGATTGATCCTAGCACATTAATAAATTAACAAAAGTATTAATTAGGCTCATAAAAATGAATAAACCTATAATCCCTTGGATGGGCGGCAAGCGTAGACTTGCCAAAACAATTTTACCGCTAATACCAGAGCATAAATGTTACTGCGAACCTTTTGCTGGTGGTGCTGCGATATTGTTTATGAAATAACCAAGCAAAAGCGAAGTGATTAACGATATCAATGGTGAACTAGTAAACCTTTACAGAGTCGTTAAACACCATTTAAATGAGTTTGTAATATCGTTTAAATGGTCATTAACAAGTCGGCAAATGTTTGATTGGGAGAAAATGGCTAGAGTTGAAACATTAACTGATATTCAAAGAGCAGCTCGTTTCTTCTATTTACAAAAATCAAGCTTTGGTGCAAGAGGCTCACATTATGGTACTGCTACAACAACAGCGCCTAAACTTAACTTATTACGAATAGAGGAAGATTTAAGTCACGCACATTTAAGGTTGTCTCGCGTTAATATTGAACACATGCCGTGGGAGGAATGTATCAAGCGATATGACCGAGAACATTCGTTTTTTTACCTTGACCCACCGTATTGGGAAACGGCTGGCTATAACGTAGAATTTGGCTGGGAACATTATGAAAGAATAGCTAAATTAATGGACAGTTCAAAAGGAAAGTTTTTACTTTCAATTAACGATCATCCTGATATTAGAGAGCTATTTAAAAAGTTTGATATTTCAACTATTGGAATCAAATATACAGTCGGCAAAGATAAAAATAACAAAGCATCAAAAGAATTAATCATAAAAAACTACTGATTAAAAATTAACCAATAAAAAAGCCCGTAGATTTTTATCTATGGGCTTTTTCTCATACCAACGTTTGTAAACCCAAATGCCAACCTCTGTAAACCTAAATGTAAAATATGCCAACCTTTCAAAATGTACCAACAATTAGCTACAGCCCTTTATTACATTGAAAAAATCAAAATTATACCTTTATCTATATCTTACATTCTGAACACTTATTTACACTTGTCCGTAGATAGAAATGTCTTTTTTGTTGCCGTTGTGACTGTCGATAAACTTTAACGACTGCACAAACATACCGCCTGAGCCACAACAAGGATCGTAAATTTTACCTTTAAACGGCTCTATCATTTCGGCAATAAGGGCAACAATTGATTTAGGCGTGTAGTATTCGCCACCGCCTTTGCCTTCACTTGAGGCAAATTTTCCTAAAAAATATTCGTAAACACGACCAACTAAATCTTCCTCGGTCATTTCGCATTCACTCGCGGCGGTGTCAATATTATTAATGGTGTCGATAAGTGATGCTAATTTGCTAGTGACCAGTCCTAAACGGCTGAAATAGTTTTCAGGTAATGCGCCTTTAAGTGAAGGGTTGTTTTTTTCAACGGTATGTAGCGCAGTATCAATTTTTACCGCGATATCGTCTTGTTTCATTTGTTTTTTTATATAAGACCAACGCGCAACTTCGGGTAAGTAGAACACGTTGTCTTGCATGTAAAATTCTACTTGGTCAACAAACTCAGCCATACCACCAGCAATCAATGCTTCTCGCTTGGCTTCAAATTTATCGCTAATAAATTTTAAGAAGATAAGACTTAAAACAACGTGTTTGTATTCAGATGATTCAACGCTGCCACGAAGTTTGTTCGCGGTATCCCATAAGGTTTCTTCAAAGTTAGTGTTTACCGTTTTTTTAGCTGCTTTAGTAACCAT